GCGGGCCGCCGCCCGCCGCCTGGTCCACCCTCGGGTCCACCTCCTCCGCCCCGGGTGGTCCCGCCGCCCGGTGGACTACGCGGCTGTCCGGGCCGTGGCCAGTCGGGTCCGGCCGAGGTCGGCCGGGGACTGGTGGGCGTGCCCCTGTGGCGAGTGGCACCGGACCGGCCGGACGTGTCCCGCCGAGGACCGCCGCCGCCCCCGGGCCTACGGACCCCATGACCCGTCCACCGCCCCGGACTCCACCCTGGTCCTACGGGGGGGCCTGTCCCCGTACCTCGGTGGGTACTGGCCGCGCCAGGAGGTGGTCCCGAGGGACCCGGCCCTCATCGCACAACGGCAGGCCCTCAACACTCGGGCGTGGGAGGCGGGTCGTCGTGGGTGACCAGTTGTCGCTAGAACTCCCCGGCCTGGACGATCCTCGGCAGGGGGACGGGGCCATGGTCCGGTCCGCCAGGGTCACCCTCCAGGCCCTCCGGGACGCCGACCGCCTGGAGTCCCGCCACGCCGTCCTGGTCCAACTGGTGCTGTCCCTGGCCGGGGCTATCGACGCCGGGGTCCGGTCGGGTCGGGCCTCGGCCGTGGCCATGGCCGCCAAGCAACTCCTGGAAACCATGTTGGTCCTGGACCCGCCGCCCGAGGACGGGGACGCCGACCAGGCCGCCCGCCGTGCCCTGGCCGAGTTCCTGGCGACGGTGGAGAACGCCGCTAACGAGGGCGTGTCGTGAGGCGGCTAGCCCTCCGGGTCCTCGGCCTGGAGGTCCTGGCCGTGGAGGTCGGCCACGGGGACGACGACCAGGACAACAGGACCGACCCCGGGGACGCCGTGACCACGGGCTACCCCATCGGGTTCGGCGGCGTGTGGCAACGGCCGGACCTCCCGGCCCTGGAGGTGGACTGACGTGGGCGTGGACTGGTGGTCCCTGGAGGGGGCCGCACCCCTCTATGCCACGCGGCGGGACCCGGCCTACCCGACCGAGGGCGGCCGGGTGGCCCTGGTCGGCCGTGCCCTCGGAACGCCGTTCATGCCCTGGCAGGCATACACGGCCGAGGTGGCCGGGGAACTCAACCCGGACGGGTCCTATCGGTACCCGGTGGTCGTGGTGTCGGTGCCGCGCCAGTCCGGGAAAACGACCCTCATGCGGGCGGTGGGGGTGGACCGGTGTATCTCCCGGGACGGGGTGGGCGTGTTCTACACCGCACAGACCGGCAAGGATGCCCGGGAGCGGTGGCAGGACCTAGTGAAGGCCGTCAAGGCGTCCCCGCTCCAGGGGATGGTCCGCGTGAGGTCGGCGGCCGGGTCGGAGCGGGTGGTGTTCGCCAACGGGTCCATGTTCCGGTGTTTCGCTCCGGTGCCGACCAGCCTCCACGGCTACACCCCGGACCTGGTCATGTTGGACGAGGCGTTTGCGCACGATGAACAGGCCGGGCATGACCTCATGGGCGCGATCGGTCCGGCACAGGTCACGGTCCGTCACCGGCAACTGTGGATCGTCTCCACGGCCGGGACCGCCGCCTCGGTGTTCCTCCGCCGTTGGGTGGACGCCGCCCAGGCCGGGACCCCCGGCGTGGCCGGGTTCATATGGGCGGCGGGACCCGAGGTCCCCGACGTGTACGACCCGGCGTCATGGCCGACGTTCCACCCGGCCATGCACACCGGCCTAGTTCCCGCCGACGCTATCGCCGCCGAGGCGTCCCGACTGTCCCGCTCCGAGTTCGCCAGGGCTTACGCCAACCAGTGGACGCGGACCGCCTCGCACCTCATCGCCGCCGAGGCGTGGGACCGACTGGCGTGGGACCACGCCAACGGCGACCAGCGGCGGCCGGATGCCGGGATCGTGTTCGGGTTCGACGTGATGCACGACCGCGCCCACGCCGCCCTGGTGGCCGTGTGGCACAACGGCGGCGGCGGCGTGGAGGCCAAGGTGGTGAGGTCCGGTCCCGGCATGGCATGGGTGGAGGCCACCGTCCGGGAACTCCACGCACAGGGGTGGCGTGACTTTGTGTGTCCCGACGACGGACCCGCCCGGGAGGTGGCCGACGCCCTGGACCGTCCAGGGGGCCGGGTCCACGTGCGCCAGGTCGGCGGCCGAGAGTACGCCGACGCGTGGGGCTACCTCATGCAGCGGATAGCCCACGGCACCCTGACCCATGACGGCTCCGACGCCCTGGCGGTCGGGGCCGCCAACGTGGCCACCCGGCCCAGGCTTGACGGGGCCGCCCCGTCCCGCCGCCACTCGGCCGGGGACGTATCCGCCCTCCTGGCCCTCATGGTTGCCGCCTGGTGGGTGGATCACCGGCCCTCTAGCGGGGGCCTGGACGTGGAGTTCGCCTCATGACCGGGTTCCACGTGGAGGGGGTGGCCGACAATCGGGCCGCCCTGGCCGTGTGCCGTTTGGGGTGCGAGTCGTGGCGGGCCCTCACCGGGACCCGCCCCGCCGCGCTCCGGGCCGCCGCCGTCCACGCCGAGTTGACGCATGGGGACGCCGCACTCGGGCGGCGGCTACGGGAGCGGGCCGCCCGCCTGGAGGCCCGCAACACGCCGAAATGACGCGGCCGTGCCTGAAATGTGGGCGGTCCGTTGCAAGGTGGTGGGCGTGCGCAACCCCTTCCGCCTCACGGCATCCAGCCCGACCCCTGGTGACCGTGTGGACGCCGCCCTGGTGGGGGTGACCCGGCCGGACCTCTCCGCCGCCGCCGTGGTCCCCCACCAGGTCGGCATCCAGTCTCCGTTTCATGAGGTGGACCACCTCCGGTCCGTGGTGTGGGCCGACCTCCAGGGCCGGGAGGCCCAGGTCCTCACCCGGCAGACCGCTATGGGCATTCCGGCCGTGGCCCGCCAACGCCACCTCCTGGCAGGCACCGGGGCCAAGGCCCCCCTTCGGCAGGTGGACGCCCAGGGCACCCCGACCCCGGACCAGCCGGACTGGTTGACCACCGGCTACGGCCATATGTCGGCCTGGCACCGGATGCTGTGGACCCTGGATGATCTGCTGTTCCACCCCTTCTCCGTGTGGTGGGCGGAGCGGGACACCTCGGGCCTGGTCGTCGGCGGCGTGGAGCGGGTGCCCACGGAACGGTGGGAGACGGACGAGGTGGACCGCCTCCTGGTGGACGGCCAACTGGTGGACGAGGCCGAGGTGATCGTCATTCCCGGCCCGCATGAGGGGATCCTGAACTTTGGCTCCACCACCCTCCTCCGAACCCTGGACAACCTGGAGTCGGCCGCACGCGCGGCCCGCAACCCCTCGGCCTACCTGGAGTTGCACTACACCGGGGACGAACCCCTCACGCCGGAACAGAAAACCGAACTCCTCAACAGTTGGGCCAAGGCCCGCCGTGGCGAGTTCGGCGGGGTGGCGTTCACCGGCCGGAATGTTGAGGTCCGGGAACATGGCTCCCATGAGGCGGCCCTCCTCATCGACGGTCGGAACGCGGACGCGGTGGACGTGTCCCGCCTGGTGTCCTCCCCGGCCGCTATGGCGGACGCCACCTCGGCCGGGGCGTCCCTGACCTACGAGACCACCGAGGGCCGTAACGGCCAGTTCCTGGACTACGGGGCATCCCTCTACATGGACGCCGTGGCCGCCCGCCTGTCCATGGACGACGTGGTTGGCCCCGGCCTCCGGGTGGCCTTCGACACGACCGGCCTGACCTCGGCCACCCGCCCCGCCACCGGAACAGGAGTCCAGGAGTGACAGCAACACGTGCCAAGTCTCGAGGCCGCCGGCCTGGCAACACTTGCCAGTCCCTCACGATCCTTTACGCGGCCGAGGACCTGGCGTCCCTCACCCTGACCGCCGCCGAGGTGGACACCCCCACCGAGGAGGACCAGGAGGCCCGCAACCTCTCCGGGATGCTTCTGCCGTACGGGGTCGTCGGCCACACCTCGGCCGGACCTGTCACCGTCCCCGGCCCCGGGATCGTGGAGGTTCCCGCCGACCTGGCCCGCGTGAAACTGACCGATGGTCACGGCGGGGATGAGGACCCGGGGGTCCGCCCCATCGGCTACCTGACCGCCGCGCGCGACACGCCGGACGGACTCCGGGGCGCGTTCCGGGTCGGCCGCACCCCGGCCGGGGACCTGGCGATCCTGGAGGCCGCCGAGAGGGTGCGGGACGGGTTCTCCGTGGAACTCACCGACCTCCACATCAACAATCGTGGAGAGGTGACCAAGGCACGCCTAAAGCGGGTGGCCCTGGTTATCACTCCCGCATGGGCGGACGCCCGGGAGGACGGTTTGGCCGCCTCCCACCACACCACCACCACCGGAAGGAACGCCATGCTCAACAGCGCACAGCGCGCCCGCCTCCTCACGCTCCGAGGGAAGGCCGACCGTACCGAGGCCGAGGACGCGGAGTTCCGCGCCCTGGCCACCCTGGCCGGGGTGGACCCGGACTCCGAGGACTGGACCGAGGCCGACGTCCCCGAGGCCGACCAGGACGACGACCAGGACGACCAGGACGACCAGGACGACCAGGCCGACCAGGGTGGCCAGGACCTCCAGGCGTCCCACCGTGGCCGCCGCCCCGCCCGCGCCCCGGGGCACGCGCCCCGCCGCCCGCGCCGCCACAGCATCCGGGACCTTGCCGCCGCACAGGCCCGGGTCCTGTCCGGCACCTCCCGGCCGGAACTGGAGGCCGCCCTGGCGGACATCACCTCCACCGCCAACATTTGGACCGCCCGGGACGACTACGCGGGCCAACTGTGGGGCGGCGTGGAGTACGCCCGCCAGTACGTCCCCCTCCTGACCCCCGGGGACCTCCCGTCCTACAAGGGGTCCGGGTGGAAGTGGACGACGAAGCCCGAGGTCGGGGACTACGCGGGCGACAAGGCCGCCGTCCCGTCCAACGTCCCGGTGACCGTCGCCACCTCCTGGCAGGCCGCCCGCCTGGCCGGTGCCCACGACCTGGACCGGAAGTTCTTCGACTTCGGGGACGCCGAGTTCATCGAGGCGTACTACGCGGCCATGACCGAGTCCTACGCGATCAAGTCGGACGCGAAGGCCCGGGCGTGGATCATCGCCAACGCCGTGGACTCCGGGGGCGGGTTCACCAACCTCTACACGGCGGCGGCGGCAGCGTCCCAAGCCGTGTTTGATGCCACGGGCGGCCGGACGCCGGACTACATCCTCACCAACAGCATGGACACCTTCGGCCTCCTCAACGTCTCGGCGGCCGACCTCCCGGACCCGAAGGTCCTGGAGATGTTCGGGGTGACTCCGGACAAGTTCATCCCCACCGAGGGCGTCCAGGCCGGCCAGGTCATCGCGGGTATCCGGGAGGCCGGGAAGTTCCGGGAGCTCTCCTCCAGCCCCATCCGAGTCGAGGCCCTCAACATCGCCAACGGCGGCGTGGACGGCGGCGTGTTCGGCTACTACGCCATTGAGGAGACCTTCGAAGGTGGCATCCAGTCCAGCGACTTCGCGGCGGTCTGACCGTCGTGACGTTGCGCCGTGAGGTGGTGGGCCTCCCCGAGGGGGGGCCTACCACCCTGCCCCTGGTGAAGGATCACCTTCGGATCACCGACGACCGTGACGACGACCGCCTAGTGTCCATCGTGGCGGCCGTCAACACAGTCGTGAGGTGTTGGCCGTGTGCGGCCGCCGCCGTCGACGCTCCCGACTGGTCGGGGGCCTCCAGCGTCGTGGAGGGGGCCACTATGTTGGCCGCCCGCCTGTTCCGGCGTAAGGGGTCCCCGGCCGGGGTGGAGGCGTTCGGTTCGGACGGGGCCGTGTACGTCATGCGGAATGACCCTGACGTGGCCATGTTGCTCCAGTTGGGGTCATGGTCCGGCCCCTCTATCGGGTGAGGTACCTGTGATCCCCCTGTCGTTCATGCCCCTGGCGGGCCTGGTGGACCTCCTGGAGGCTGCCGAGGTGCGGGCCGCCCAGGACCCCGCCGAGGTCAACACGCCCGGGGCGTGGGTGACCCTGGAGTCCGTCGTCCCGGCCACGCTCCGGGGGGACTACCGCCTGGAGGCGGTGGTGTACCTCATCGTCCCCGACCAGGACCACCGCCGCGCCCTGGCCGCCCTGGCCGACCTCTACAACCAAGTAGTCCCGGCCGTCCTCACCCCGGACGGGCCGGTGGTGGCACAGGCGGTCGTCCTGCCCGACACCTCCACCCCGCTCCCGGCCCTCCGGGTACCTGTCCACCTCCACTAACCTCCTCGGAAGGGGAACCCGCTATGCCCATCCAGTCCCACACCCTCGGCCCCGGCCTCCTGGTCCTCGGGGACGGTCCCCTGGACGTGTCGGCCCAACTGACCGCCTGTGAAGTCGTCCCCGCCGAGGAGGTCACGTCCACCGACGCCATTTCCGTCCTCTCCGGGGAGCGACTGGAGGGGGACGAGGAGGTCACTTTCCGCTACACCCTGGAGGGGACGTTCCTCCAGGACCTCGCCCTGGCCGGGGTGGTGTCCTGGTCGTGGGCCAACGCCGGAACCCCTCAGGCGTTCCGTTTCGTCCCCGACAACGCCGCCGCCCGACAGGTGGAGGGCATCGTCAAGCCGGTCCCCCTCCGGATCGGTGGTGACGAGGTCGGGGCGCGCATGACCTCCGACTTTACGTGGAGGATCGTCGGGACCCCCGACCTGGAGGCATCCGCCTAGACCCCGCAACACCCCGCCGCAACACCACACGGAAGGAACACACCCCGCCATGACCGACACCACCACCGAGGCTCCGGCCGAGGAGGCCCCGAAGGCCACCCCGGCCCCGATGTTCGACGCGCCGAAGGACACCCCGGAGGCCGACGCCACCGGGTACGCGGTCTATGACCGGTCCATCGGCCAGTACGTCACGGCCGTCACGAAGGACAAGCCCTCCAGCACGGACGCCCGGAAGGCCGTCCGGGAGGGCCACTCCTACAAGGTCGTCCGGGTCTGACGTGTCCGGGTTCACCGCCTCCAGCAACGTCCGGGACGTGGCGGCCGACTTCCACACGGCCGCCGCGTCCCTGGCCGACCTGGAGGCGGTGAACGCCCAGGCGGGGCGGGTGGTGGTCTCGACCGCCCGCCCCCCGAGGCGCACCGGGGCCACGGCGGCGGGCCTTTTCGCCACCGCCACCCCGGCCGGGGTGGCCATGGCCTCCCGCGCCCGGTACTGGACGTTTCCGCACTTCGGCACCCGGTATGTCCGCGCAAACCCCTACCTGGTGACCGCAGTTCGGGCCGCCGCCGATGAGGTGGCCGCCCTCTACACAGACCACGCCCGCTCCACTCTCGACACGATTGGTTGACCACGCCACATGACCACCACCCCGCCGCCAACCCCGCCCCTGCTGTCCCGCCCCACTTTCCACGTGTGGCTAGTGGCCGACGACCAGGACCCCGACACCACCGACCCCGCCTACGTGGGCTTGGTGGCCGTCACGAACCAGGACCAACTGGTGGCCGAACTCCAGGCCCGGAAGGTTGGCGTTCCCAACGTGCGGGAGACTCCGTTTCACCTGACCAACCTGTGGCTATGGGCGGCGTGTGTCCGTCGTGGTCTCACCTCGGCCAGGTTCCAGGAGTTCGCCCGCCGCATGGAGTACCAGCCCACGAAGGACGGCGACCAGGCGGCCCAGGAGGAGGCCGAGGCCGTGGACCCTCTCCAGGTGGCGGCCCTCAACTCCTCCTCCGCCTGACCCTGGCGTCACACTTCGGCGGCGGCCCCGCCTACTGGTTGGACCCGGACCTCCCCGAGGAGGTTGTCACCACCGCCCTGGCCCTACTCACGAAGGAATGACACCACCGTGGACACCGTGGAACTGGCTATCCGTATGACGGCCGACGCCGACCAGGCGTCCGCCGCCGTGGAGGGCGTGGGGGACTCTTTCCGCCGTATGGCGGACGACGTGGACGCCTCCACCCGGGACGCCGACCTGGCCGCCTCCCGGATGGACGGGGTGGCCGACTCCGCCGACAACATGGCCTCTAGGTCCTCCCAGGCGGCCGGTGGCCTCGGGGACCTCGGCGGGGCGCTCGCCCAGGTCCCCGGACCTCTCGGGGCGTTGGGCACCGGCATGGAAACCTTGGCCCCGTCGATCATGGGGGTGACCGGGGCCGCCGACCTCCTCAACCTGGCCACCACCTCCACCATCGTCGAAACCACGAAGGCTAGGGCCGCCGCCGTGGCCTCGGCGGTGGCCTCCCGCGCCCAGGCCGCCGCCACCAAGGCCGCCGCCGTGGCGCAGCGGGTCCTGAACCTGGCTATGAGGGCCAACCCCATCGGCGTCGTTATCACCCTGGTCCTGGCCGTCGTGGCCGCCGTGGTCCTCCTGTGGAAGCGATCCGAGACCTTCCGCCGCGTCACCCTGGCCGTGTGGAAGGCCGTCAAAGAGGCCGTCAAGGCCGCTATCCGGGTCGTCCTGGACGTCCTGGACAACCTCGGGGAGTTCATCGCGGACGTGTGGTCCGGGGCCAAAGAAAAGGCCGGGGCCGCGTGGGAGTGGATCCGGGACAAGGTGGCCGCCGTCGTCGGGGCCGTCCGCAACAAGGTGGAGGGCATCCGGGACAAGGTGGTCAACGTGGCCTCGGCGATCCGGGAGAAACTGGGGGGGGCGTGGGAGTGGGTGGAGGACAAGGTTGACGCCCTCCTCGGCCTCCTGTCCGACCTGTGGGACAAACTGTCCAACGTTCCGGACCTTTCGTTCCTGCCCGGGGTCGGCCGTGTCGCCATGGGCGGGACACCGCCTGCCCCGCCGACCGCCGAGGCCGCCACCCCCTCCACGTCGGTCCAGGTGAACGTGGACGCCGGTATGGTCGTGACCGAGGCCGACCTAGGCGCGTACCTGACCGGCGTACTGGACCGTTACCTCCGGGCCATCGGTCAGGACCCGGTGTTCTCGTGAGGTCCTACCGCGTCCAGGTGGCCGTGGACGGCCACTCCTGGACCTCCAGCACCGACGACCCGACCCCCACCCCCGGGCCAGGGCAGACCGTGGCCGACCTCCTCCCGCCCGGGGGCATCCTGGAGGACGGGCTACAGGTCACCCGGAAACTGCCCGACTCCGAGGTGTGGCCCTGCCAACCTGACCCGGCCCTCCTCACGTTCACCGTGGCCGCCGCCACGGCCCGGGAACTCACCACCCGCCTACGCGTGGGGCGGGCCGTGGCGGCGGTGATCGGCAAGCGGGTGGACCCGGCCGACCCGGCGTCCCTGGTGTGGCCCCTGGAGACTTTCACCGGCCGGATAACGTCCGTAAAGGTCACCTCCAGCCGGGGCTACGCGGTGGCCCAGGTCCAGGCCGTGGACTGGTTGGCCACCCTCCAGGAGGTCCAGTTACCCGACACCACCGCGCCCCTCCAGTCCGCCCAGGACCGCCTGTCCTACGTCCTCGGCCTGGTGGCCGCCGAGGCCCCCGAACTCGCCGGGGAGGGGTGGACCTACCGGTCCGGGGACGGCGGGATCCTCGCACCCCCGGCCGGGGGGCATACGCCGTTGGCGGAGCGCGCCCTAGACGGACTTACCGCCCTCCAGGCGGTCCGGGAGACCTTGGCGTCCTGGCCGGTGGTCCCGCCGTTCGGGAACCCGTTGGCGGGCCAGGTGGGCCGCTACGTCCTCTCCCCGCACCACGGTCCGGGGGCGGCCACGAATGACGCCACCACCCTCCTGTCCCTCGCCGGGTGGCGGGTGGACTTCCGGTCCGCCGCCTCCACCGTCGCCCCCCCGGCCGAACTGGCGGACCTCGGGGACGTGTGGGGGGTCGAGTTCCCGCCCTACTCCGGCGTCCAGGGTCGGGTCCCGGCCCGGTACGTGGAGGTCCCCGCCGAATGGGACCAGCGGATCGGCCAGGTGCCGAACGTGGCCACCGTCCGTACCACGTTCACCGGCTACCGGAAGGGCATCATCACGTGGCGTTACGCCCTGGCGATGATGAGGTTTCGCCCCCGGGTGCGGGTGAAGGTGGACGCGGTGATTGAGTACGGGGCCTCGGCCGACGCCACCTATCTGGGGGGGGTTATGGCCACGTACTACCTCTCTACGCTTCTCATCCCCACCGCCCCTCAGGGGCCGAACCGGTGGACGCCGGGGGAGTTCACGTGGAACCTAGCCGCCATGCCGGACGCCCCCGAGGTCGTGGCGGCGGCGTGGCTGCCCACCGGGTTTACCGCCGTGACCTCCTCCTCCGCCCTCGGCCGTGTCGTCGTCGTGGACGGCATGGACCCCCGGCACAACCCAAAGGGGGCCGGGGCCGTGGCGGGCCTGGTGGAGTCCTACACGGCCAAAATGTCCGGGGGTGGCCCCGTCGTCACGTTCGCCCTCCGCCCGGAGACTCGGGACCGGGTGTCGGCCGACGCCATGACCTACGCCCAACTCCCGGCCGGGGTGACGTACGCCGACCTGGACCCCGGCCTGGAGTACGACGATCTGCGCCTACTCCGGAACCCTGCCCTGTAACCCACGAAGGAACACGCCATGGCGAACACAACCAACCCCGATTCCATCCCCTACGTAGAGGCCGGGGACCCGGTGTCCAACCTGGACGAGCACCTGTTCCAGTTGGCCGCCCGCCTCCAGGCCCTGGTGAAGAATCTGCGCACCGTGGGCGGGGTGGCGTCCATCACCCCGACCGCCACCAACACGCCCACCACCAAGCGGGTGGACTTCGGCGTCACGTTCGCCAACGCGGACCCCCCGGTGGTGACCGTGTGCCTGGCCGAAAACGCCTCCTCTACGAACGTGGTGAACCTGTGGGCCACCGCGATTGACAACACCGGGTTTACGTTGGGGATCAACGCGTCCAACACCGCCGCCCGGACCGTCACCTGGACGGCCGTTCCTCGGGGGTGGGTGTGATGCGCTCCGCCAACGGGTGGCCTGTCCTGACCTCCAGGACCACCGGCCCCCTCCCCCGGCTCCGGAGGTTCGTCCTCCCCCTCCACGACGCCGGGGAGGGGGCCAACCCTGGCCGCCACCTCCTCCTCCGGGACGGGTCGGCCGGGTTCCTCCTCGCCCACGCCGCCGTGTGGTGGGACGACAAGGTCGAACGCCTGGACCTCGGCGTGTGGGATGAGTGGGGGTGGGCCTACAGGCCCATCCGGGGCGGGACCGTACCGTCGAACCATTCCTCCGGGACCGCCGCCGACCTCAACGCCACCCGGCACCCGTTAGGCGTCCCTGTTCACGCCACGTTCACGCCCGCCCAGGTGGCCCGCATACGCCGCCGGATGAGGGTTACCTACCGGGGCCTGGTGACGTGGGGCGGAATGTGGTCCCGGCCGGACGGGATGCACCTGGAGATATCGGCCGGCGCCACCCTCGGCCAGGTGGAGGCCAGGGCACGCGCACTCATGAAGACTCCCCGGGGACGCCAGGTCCTCCGGGCCAACCCTGGACTCCGAAAGGTGATCCAGTCGTGAGAGGACAACACGCTATGCCGAACTCGGGACAGACCACCCGCACCATCGTTTGGGCGGTGGTGATCCTCTTTGTCGCGGTCCTGGTGGCCGTCGTCCTCCTGGCGATCTACGCCGGGGACAAGGCCGAGGTCCTGGTTACCACCATCCTGGCCCAGGTGGCGGGCCTGGTGGCGATCCTGGCCAACCTCCAGCGGACGCGGGCGGTCGAGGAACAGGTCCAGGTGGTGGCCGACGACACCTACGCCCTCCGTAACGGACTCCTGGACGCCAAAGTCCGGGCCGGGGTGGCCGAGGTCCTGCCCGACCAGTTGCACGACCCGGAGTATGACCCGGAACCCGACCTCGAGGCCGCCCAGGAGGGCCGGGAGAGGGCCAAGTCCATCCGTGAGGACGTGGGCCAGTGGCCGCCGAGCTCCTGACCTGGAATGAGGGGCCGGGGCACCGTCCCCGCCGCCTCACCGACCTCCTGGAGGACACCGACCGCCCCGCCGTGGCGGCCCTCCAGGAGGTACACGACTGGTCCCACGACGTGAAGGGCTACGACCGCCTAGCCGCCCCCTCACACACCTACCCCGACCGGGAGGCCCGGTCCACCGTCCTCCTGGTGCGCCGTAAGGGCGTCCGGCTCCTCCGGTACGGGTTCCGGGACGTGGGCGGCCGGGGGTGGTGGTGGAACGGCGGCGTATGGCACCCGCCCCGCGTGTTTCCGTGGGCACGCCTGGAGGTGGACGGACTCGGCCCCCTGGCCGTCATAGGCGTCCACCGCGTCCCGGGCGGCCCCGTCCCGGGCATCGCCAGGAACGCCCCCGAGTGGCGTCGGGAACATCGCGCCCTGGTCCAGTGGCACCGGCACCGGCCGAGGGTGCCCACCGTGGCCTTGGGTGACTGGAATGACCGGAAGTCCACCGAGGCCCCCCGGTCGGTGTCGGCCCTGGCCGACCAGGTCGGCGGGACCCTGTCCCTGGAGGGCATCGACGGGGCCATAGTCCGGGGCCTCCGGGTGGCCACCACCGAACTGCCGTCCCGGTACGGATCGGACGGCCACCACCCGGTCCTGGTCCACCTCTCCAGGTGACCTAAACGCCAACGCCCCCCCGGAGTGGTCCCGGGGGGGCGTTGCCTGTGCGGAGGTGCGCTACCAGCGCGGGCAGGTCGCACTCAGGTGGTGGCACCCGCACTCATCGCACCACCATGGGTCAGTCTGGACGACGCCACGCCCAGGGCAGGGGTCCCCGTCGGTGTGGCCGCAACAGGGGTAGTCCTCGCAATAACCCCTCATGACGACACCTCGCACTCCGTGAACCCGACCGGGCAGGGGTCCTGTACCCGGGACGCCCGGGAGCGGCCGTGGGGGCAGGGGCGGGCGTCCATGTAGTAGTCCCGGCGCTCCCCCCGGGTGGCCCGGAGGTGGGCGGCCTGCCGGGTGGTGCCGAGTTCGGCGGCCAGTTGTGCCCAGGAGTACCCGGCCTCATCGTGGGCACGGCGGAGGCCCGCCGCCACCGCCTCCGATACCTCGGCCTCTAGGCCAGTCAGGACCTCTAGGGACCAGGTGTCCCCCTCGGCCGCACGCCGGACAAGGGCGCGCAACGTTCGCCGGACCATCCCCTGGAGGTCCCCCGCCTCATGGCGGCGTTGGCGGGTGGGTGTGGTGGTCATGGTCAGTCGGTTCCTCTCCGTGGTTTCAGTGTCTACGTGATGTTGACACCTTCGGGAGGGTAGCACCTACACCCGGCCGACGACATACGACACCCCGACACGCCGGGATGCTAGGCCAGTCCTGGCGGCATGGGGGATAGTGGGACCACACACCCAGGAGAGGGGAAACGCAACGTGTACGAACCCGACGCCCACGTGTCCAGGTGTCCCGAGTGCGGACAATGGACCTGGAGGGGGAACTGCCCCCTCCACCCCGAGGCCGAGGCCGAGGAGTACCGGCCCGAAAGGCCCCGCCTGTGAAGGCCCGCCGCCGCCCCTCATGCTCGCCCGCACATCGGCCCTGGTGTAGCCCCGCCCACGCCGCCCTGGTCGGGGCGTACCGGGACGCCCGGGACGCCGTCCTGGCCGTCCGTGAGTCCTCCACCGTCGTCCCGGCCACGTTCGCCCACGGTGCCAACCTCTCCGCCTACCAACTGGAGGGGGCCGACCTCCAGGCCGCCTATCCGCTCCCCCTGTTCCGGGAGTGGCTACTGGCCCACGCCCGACCTCGGGAGGTGGCCGACGCGTGAGTATCGAGTCTATGTCCCAGGTCCTCCACCACTCCCGCGCCAAGGGCACCGCCAAACTGGTCCTAGTCGGCATCGCCAACCATGAGGGCGACGGCGGGGCCTACCCCACCGTCCGGACCCTGGCCCGGTACGCCGGGTGTGACCCTCGGAACGTGCGGAAGCACCTGGCCAAACTGGTGGCCCTCGGTGAGGTGTCCATCCAGTACCAGGCCGGAGGGGACCTCGACTGCCCCGACGACCTCCGCCCGAACCGCTACCACGTCCAGGTGTCGTGCCCCGCCTGGTGTGACAGGTCCCCCCACCACCGGGACACCCGGGACCTGGCCGGTCCACAGGTGGGGATGGACCTGTGGATAGACCCCCTGACGAAAACGTCAGGGGGGGGAGGGACCCCCGGACGAAAACGACAGGGGGACCCCCTGACGAAAACGCCCCCCAAACCGTCCCTATCTCAACCCGCCCCCCTCCACGTGGTGCCTGACGTACTGGACACGCGCGCGTGTCTGGACTGTGGCAGGCCGGAGCGTGCCTGCCAGGCCGCACAGGCCAAGTGGCCCCACGACGACCGGCACCCCTACCGCCCCACGGTGCGCCATGCCCAGGGGTGACGGGTACGGCGGACGCCGCGCCCAGGCATGGGTAGCCGCCGTCCTCGCCACCTACGGAGACACCTGCCACCTGTGCCGCCACGGTGGGGCCGACTCGGCAGACCACCTCCGCACCCGGGGAGCCCGCCCCGACCTCATGTACGTAGTGGCCAACGGCCGCCCCGTCCACCACAAACGCCCATGCCCCTGGTGTGGGAAACGGTGCAACATCATCCGGAAGGACAAGCCCCTCACCGCCGCACCACCGACCGACGCGCGCCAGTTCTTTGAGAGGACCCGCAGACCATGACCAG